TCCATGGCATTCCTGCTGCCCTACGTCGACGCCACGGCGGTATTCGGCGCGTTCATGGGCGCTGCGGTGGTCGCCAGTACGAAAAAGGATGTGCGCGCCTGGACGCGCGTGACGACCTTCGTGATTTCGGCCATCTGCGGGTACTTCATGTCCCCGGAGATCATCAGCAAGACGATCATCGATCAATCGTTCACAGCCGCCTTCGTGGGCGCGCTGATGGTGGTCCCGATTTCGCTGACAGTGCTCGCACGCATCGATCAGCTCGACATCGGTGCCTTCATTCGGTCCCTGGGGAGCAAGCCCTGATGCCGCATCTTCTCGCCACAATCCTGCAAACCGTGCCTACCGCCACCGTGCTGGTCTACATCGCGACCGCGCTGCGCCTGCTGTGCTTTCGGCCGAACGGCGCGCGGCACCGCCACGGGCTGTCTGCCGCCGTCACCGTGCTGATCGCGGCCCTGACGTGCCGGGCCGCCGGCATCGTTCTCTACGTGCAGCCGGTTTCAGTGCCCGAGCTGATTATCGCGATCGCCCTCTGCCGCGCCGCCATGGCATCGCGCGGCAACTTGGCCCACCTACTTCGGAGTGCAATCGATGGCTGACATCCTTATCCTTGGCGCCACCGGCCGCGCCGTGAGCGACCTGCAGCAAATCCTTAGCCGCGCCGGTTTCAGCGTGGCGATGACCGGACTGTATGACGACGCGACCGCCCAGGCGGTGCGCGACGCCCAGGCCCGAGCTGGCTTGGTGCAGGACGGCAAGTGCGGCCCGAAAACCCGCGCCTACCTGATGGGCATGGAGACCGGAAAGCTGCTGCGCGAGCAGGATCTGCAGCGCGCGGCCGACACGCTGGATCTGCCCCTCGCTGCCGTGAAAGCGGTGAACAGCGTCGAGTCCCGTGGATCCGGCTTCCTGGCGGACGGCCGCGCCGTCATCCTGTTCGAGCGGCATGTCTTCTGGCAGCAGCTGCAGGCGGCCGGCATCGACCCGGCCGGCGTGAATGCGCCCGCCACGATTCTCTGCCCTGACCGGGGCGGGTATGCCGGCGGAACGGCCGAATACGCCCGCCTGGCCGCCGCGCGCCGCATCAACGAGGCCGCCGCCCTTTCGTCCGCGAGCTGGGGCCTGTTCCAGATCATGGGCTACCACTGGAAGGCCATGGGTTACGCCAGCGCGGCCGATTTCGTCGAGCAGATGCAGACGAGCGAAGGTGCCCAGCTCGACGCCTTCGTGCGGTTTCTGCAGGCCAACGGCTCCCTGCTCACCGCACTGCGGGCGCAGAAGTGGGCAGCGTTTGCCAAGGGATACAACGGTCCCGACTACGCGGCGAACCTGTATGACGTGAAGCTTGCCCGCGCGTTCGACCATTTCGACGCCACGCACAGCGCGGAGCAGCCAGCATGAGTGCCGCGGTGCTCGCCTTCCTGGGGCGCTTCGGCCCCTACATCGCATCCGGGCTGCTGGCGTGGGCCGTGTGGTCTCAACACGGCACCATCGCAGCGCAGGACACCGAGATCTCCGGCCTGAAAGAGCACGCCGCCGCCGTAGTAAAGCGCTTCGGCCAGATCAACGACGCCCAGGCCAAGGCCGACAAGAACACGCAAGACCTGCAGCGCGGCCAGGACCAGTTGCGCGGCGCGTTCTCGCAGCGCGAAATCGACATACGGAAGCTTCAACATGACACAAAAGAACTGCAGAGCTGGGCTGATCAGCCTTTGCCTGACGCTATTGTCCGGCTGCGCCAACGTCCAGCCATTACAGGATCTGCCGCCTATTCCCAGTACCTGTCCAGTCGTCAGCCCGTGCACGCTGTCGGCCAGCAGCCCGCAGACGGCGGGGGATCTGAACCTGCAGCTCGAACGGACGGAAAATGACTGGCATATCTGCGCGGCGCGCGTGGACAGCATCGTGAAGTGCCAATCCGAGCAGTCGACCGATGCAAAAGCCCGTTGATCTGCGCGCGTTCCTGACCGCCGCGCTGCCCGAATTCACCACGAACCCAGACAAACTGGAGATCTTCGTCGGCAAGGGCAAGCTGGTCAGCACCGGCACGCCGTCGCTTTCCTACGAATACCGCTACACGCTGACGCTGATCGCGGTGGACTACGCAGGGGAGCCGCACGCGCTGATGGTGCCGCTGCTTGTGTGGCTGCGCAGGAATCAGCCCGAAATCTTCGACAACCCCACGCAGCGGGCCGAGGCGATACGGTTCGAGGTGGACTACAACAACCACACCACCGTGGACTTCGAGATCGAGCTCGACCTCACCGAGCGCGTGGAAGTAGCCAAGGGCGCTGACGGCCGGCTGACCGTCACCTACCGGCCCGAGCCGATCAGCCCGGAACTGCCCGAGGAAGACGGCGAGCTGGCTGTGTGGTTCGAAGACAAGCAGATAGCGCCCCTGAAGCACAGCAGGTGGGATCCGATGCTATGAGCGACCTCGATCATGTCGCCAGCTGGGCGCACGCGCTGTTGGCGCGGCTGGACCCGGCTGCGCAGCGCCGCCTGAATCGCAAGGTGGCCGCCGACCTGCGCAAGGGCCAAGCCAAACGCATCGCCGCCCAGAAGAACCCGGACGGCTCGCCTTACGAGCCGCGCAAAGCCCGCCCGCAGAAGAAGAAAGGGTCGATCCGCAAGCGCGCCATGTTCCTGCGCCTTCGGACCTCGAAATTCTTGCGCACCACGGCATCCCCTACCGACCTGACCGTGGGCTTCATCGGCCGCGCATCGCGGATAGCGCGGGTACACCAAGACGGCCTGACCGACCAGGTCGCGCCCGGCGGCAAACGAGTGCGGTACGCCCGCCGTGGGCTGCTCGGCATGACGGACGCCGATATCGACATCGTTGCCGACTCACTGCTGCGGCACTTGGCAGAAGGCGACACGTAGCAGGGCAAACCACACTCGCGATTCCGTGCGCGCGCGAGGGCACACCGGCAAGATGGGCGGCATATGAACACCGCCGAAATTCTTCGCCTGCTGTCGAACCTGTTGCGCATCGGATACGTCGATGAGATCGACTACGACGCCCGCAAAGTGCGCGTCACGAGCGGCGAGAACACCACCGATTGGATCAGTTGGAAGGTGGATCGCGCCGGCACAACGCAGACCTGGGATCCCCCCACCCTGGGTGAACAGGTATTGCTCGCATCTCCCGAGGGCGAGCTGAACAATGCCATCGTCCTGATGAGCCTGTACAGCGATGGTCAGGACGCCCCCTCCAGTGATCCGCACAAGCACGTCCGCCTGTACCCGGACGGCGCGCGTATCGAATACGACTTCGGATCCGGCGAGCTCATGGCTACCGGCATCAACACCGCCCTGCTGCAGGTCAACCAGCTGACCACTGTTGACTGCCCGCTGACCGTCTTCAAGGGAAAGGTCGTGGTCGAAGACCTGTTTACGTACCAGGCCGGCATGAGCGGGACCAACAGCAAGGGCAACAAGACCTCAATCGAGGGCGACTTCATCCAGAAAAACGGCGTGCTCTCCAGTAATGACGTGGTGCTCGACACCCACGACCACGGCGGCGTGGTGCGCGGCGGCTCCAACACGGACGGACCGAACAAATGAGCTATGCCGGCATGAACGCCGAGACCGGCCGCTGGATGACTGGCATCGAGCACCTGTCGCAATCCGTGGTGAAGGTGCTGACCACCACCATCGGATCGCGAACCCAGCGCCGGCCATTCGGCAGCAAGGTGCCCGACCTCATCGACCAGCCCGGCCATCAGGCCACGTTGCTGCGCCTCTATGCGATGTCCGCAACCGCCGTTATGCGGTGGGAGCCCCGCGTAAGGGTGAAGCGCGTATCGGCCAGCGTCGACCCTGCCACGCCCGGCAGCTACGGGCTGACCGTCGAGGGCGAGGCCGACCTCGATGGCCGCATCCAACCATTCACCGCGACCGCTTCCATAGGGCAATAACATGGCCGCCGCCTTCACTCCGATCGACCTGTCCCTGCTGCCAGTGCCGGATGTGGTCGAAGTGCTCGACTACGAAACCATCCTGGCATCCCGCAAGGACGCGCTGCTTGCCCTGGTCGCGCCTGAGATACGCGCTGCGGTTGCGGCGACCCTGGCTCTGGAGTCCGAGCCGCTGACCATCCTGCTGGAAGAAAATGCGTCGCGCGAGCTCACCTGGCGCCAACGCGTGAACGACGCCTGCAAGGCTGTACTGGTGACCACTGCGGTAAAGGCCGACCTGGACAACCTGGCCGCGCACAACAACGTCAGCCGGCTGCTGGTGACCCCTGGCGACGACACGGCCTATCCACCGGTGCCGGCGGTCTACGAACTCGACGACTCGCTGCGCCAGCGCATCCCGGAAGCCTTCGAGGGAATGTCGGTGGCCGGCCCGCGCGGCGCGTACCTGTACCACGCGCGATCGGCCGATGGTGCGATCGCCGACATCAGCGCCATCTCGCCCACTCCGTGTCAGGTGAAGGTTTCCGTTCTGTCGCGCGACGGCGACGGCACGGCGTCACCCGAGCTGCTGGCGAAGGTAGAGGCGGCACTCGACATCGAGACCATCGTCCCCCTGTGCGACGAGGTAATCGTTCAGTCATCGCAGATCGTGCTCTTCGAGGTCAACGCGCAGCTTTTCCTGAAGAGTTCGGGCCCGGGCAATGCCGAGGCTGTCGCCGCCGCGATCGCGCGCGTGCAGGCCTTCGTCGGCCGCGCTCAGCGCCAGGGCGCATCCGTATGGAAAACCGCCCTCACCTCGCTGCTGCACGTCGAAGGCGTCGAGCATGTCCTGATGACGGATCCGCCCGAGGACATCCTGCTCACCGCCGAGCAGGCCGCGACCTGCACCGCCATCAACGTGACTGCCGCGCTGGATCCGACCGATGCCTAGCCGTCACATGCTCCCCGACAATGCCACGCCGTTAGAGCGCGGCACCGCCCTGGCCGCCGCCGACATCGAGCGCGTCGAGATCCCGCTACGCGCCCTCTGGGATCCCTACGCCTGCCCCGAGCCGTTCCTCGTTCACCTCGCTTCGGCTTGGTCGGTCGATCGTTGGGTCGATAGCTGGCCGGTCGACGTAAAGCGCCGTGTCATCGCCGAATCCTTCGGGCTGCACCAGCGCAAAGGCACCCGGGCGTCCATTCGTCGCGCCGTCGAGCCCTTGGGCTTCGTGGTGGAGTTCGTCGAGTGGTATCGCATGACGCCGCGCGGCGTGCCAGGCACCTTCCGGCTGTCCGTGGGCGTGCTGGACACCGGGATCACCGAAGAGCTGTACGGCGAGCTGGAACGCCTGATCGATGACGCCAAGCCGCTTAGCCGGCACCTGATCGGCTTGGCAATCACGATGCAGACCAGCGCCGCCGTGAATTACGCCGTCGCGGCGTATGACGGCGACACCATGACCGTTTACCCCTACATCCCCGAAGAGCTGGTCGCCACGGCTACCGCGTCGCCCGCCCTCGGCCAACACATCATCGACACCGTGACGGTATACCCATGACCCAACGATTCTTCGGCCTGCTGACCCAAGTCGGCGAAAACAAACAAGCCGCTGCCCAGGCGCTGAACCGCCTGGTGCAGATCACGCACATGGCGGTAGGCGATGCCAACGGCACCTCGCCGGTGCCCGACCGGCTGCAAACTGCCCTCATCCACGAGACGCGCCGCGCGCCGCTGAACACGCTCAAGCAAGACCCTGCAAACCCGAATTACCTCATCGCCGAGCAGGTTATCCCTGAAGATGCCGGCGGCTGGTACATCCGCGAGATCGGCCTCTACGACGCGGACGGCGACCTGGTAGCGGTGGCGAACTGTCCGGAAACGTACAAGCCGCTGCTGGCCGAAGGCTCTGGCCGCGCCCAGGTTGTGCGGCTGATCCTGATGGTCGCCAGCACCACCGCGTTTCAGCTCAAGATCGATCCCTCGGTCGTGCTCGCCACGCGCCAGTATGTCGACGATGGCCTCGCGCAGAAGCTGGACAAGACCGGAACCGCCGTCGCCGCCAATAGGCTCGCCTCGGGCCGGAAAATCGGTTTGAGCGGTGGCGCTACGGGCGCGGGCGTACTGTTCGATGGCACGGCCGACATTACCGTCGTTGTGTCGGACCTCGACATGAGCAAGGCGACCGCCGGCACCCTGGCCGTCGCCCGGGGCGGCACCGGCCTGGCCACGGTCGCCGCCGGGTCATACCTGCGCGGGGCCGGCACGGCTGCGATGGAGGCTCGCACCCCGGCCCAGGTATATGGCGACCTCGGTATCGCTTCGGCGATCTCTACGGCCATCGCGGCTTTGGTCGCCTCGTCCCCCGCCACGCTGGACACGCTGAACGAGATCGCCCAGGCGCTAGGCAACGATCCGAACTTCGCCACGACGATCACGAATCTGCTGGCCCTGAAAGCGCCGCTTGACTCCCCCAACCTAACCGGCACGCCGAAAGCACCCACCGCCGCCAAGAACGACAAGACCCTGCTGCTGGTCAACACCACGCACCTGCAAAACGCCCTTGCCGATTTCCCCCGTGCCTATTCGATCCTCGCGCTGCCGGGTAGCGACATAGGGCCGATCACGGTTATCGAGGCCTGCGAGGTCTGGACCTGGGTTCACACGGCCTATTTTGAGGGTTATCGGTCCCCACTCTGCGGCCGGCCGCTGGACGGTCATACCTTGGCACCGCTGGCGAGCGAAGTCGACGCCGTTGGCGGATTGCTGAGCAAGACCGCATACGCACGCCTGTGGGGTTATGCGCAGGAGAATGGCCTGACCGTAACCCCGGCTGTCTGGGCGTCCAACGTGGGCGCGCATTTCTTTGCCGATGTCGACGCCAACAACTTCCGCGTGCCGGATCTGCGCAATATGTTCCGCCGTTTCACAGGGACTGACGCTGACACTGCAAATGCAAGAGCGCTGGGCAGCAAGCAGGCGCAGCAGATACAGGCACACGCCCACGCCTTCAACTATTCGAACAAGGCCCCGATCTCGGGCAACCAGGCCGTGCTCGATGGCGCGGGCTCCTTGGGGTTCTCGACGACTAACGCCGGTGGAAGCGAAACCCGGCCGCTAAACACGGCCTACTTTCCGCGCATTCACGCCTGAATCAAGCATGGATCCTTGGTGCAAAAGCAAGGTTGATCGATCGGGTTTCAAAGCCCATACGCAACGTCCCGTGAGTTCCGTCGCTGAGAAGCTGGGCGTAATTGCCTACATAGGGATTGCTCAGCGTGGGGCCGCCTTCGTTGACGATTGTGGATGCAAGCTTGTTGATCGGCGTCGTGCCGCCCGACGAGATCTGGATGTTTCCAGTTCGGTGGGCCTGGAAGGCGTCGTCCTGGCGACTTCCCAGCGCTCTTGCATTTGCAGTGAAAGGG